CGATAACAGTAGTGCCAGACACAACAGCGACTTTGAACAATGCTTGCTGGTCGTCAACCACGTAACCGATTGGGTTAGTAGCGCCGGCTGGCAAGTTTTGTGCGTAGACGGTTTGGCCCAAAGAGTTCACATAAGAACCGCCAACGAACACGCCGCAAGGAGTGGCCGCTGTAGTACCTGTGTCTTTGTTCAAGTAACCATTTACGATGAGCACTACGTCACCAAAGAACGTAGCGGTGTAGCCAGATGCCATAGGGATCTGACGAATTGCACCTGCATAAGGCTTGCCGTCAAGTGAATTGACAGGCTTTAGGCCGTATGGGGCGCTAACGGTGGGATAAGCCATGTTGAGCTCCTAAAAAAGTTAACTACCTTTACCGAAAGTTACCGTGGACTTACGTTCTTTGAACATAGGCATCCGCGGGTCGCTTTCACGCATGTACGTGTTATCTACTGAGTGCAACTGTGCTTCCGCTTGATTGCGGTAGTACGCGTCACGATCTGCAGCAAATTCCACGGGGGTTTTGCACAACAGCAAGCCACCGACCTCAATACCATCTGGGAAGCGGCTGTTTGGGCTGCTCAACAAACGGAGTTTTGGCTGCGACGCTGCAGTAACGGGTTCCCAACCCTCGCGGAGTTTTGATGAAATATTCACGGGATCTGCATTGCCGAGTGTGGCAAGGCGAATCCAACGGAACACGTAGCCATCTTCTGGTTCTGGATCAGGCAGAAGCTGGGGCGGAGTCCATTTTTTAGGACGGACTGATTGCTCACGCGTGTCGAGATCACGCTTTTCACGGTTCTGTTGTGTCATGTTTATTTCCTCATTTCATCCGCAACCTTACGTGCATAGAGTTCCAACGGAACACCTAGACGTTTGGCGATTTCCACCTGCGATTTGGTAAGTACGACTTTTTTAGGCGCAGTACTACGCGTTGCCGGGGCGACAACATTCGATTTTGGAACCCGCTGAGTTGGAGCATCAGCTGGCTTCTCGGACTCGAACTGATCCGGGAATCTTTCACGCATTTCAGCATCAATGCGACGGTAGTAGTCATCACTGTTGGGAGAAATGCGCTCATTCTGTACCAGATCCTCGTGCAGTGCGAAAGCGTACGCAGTCATCTTGCGATTCGCACCGAACCATTGGTTCTGGGCTTCCCACGCCTTGAACTTTGGGTCCACAGGGGCAGGAGCTTGTTGATGGCTAGTTTGTACCTCATCTTTGCCTTGTTGTAAAGAGGTTGGCACAAAATTATTTACTTTTTCGGAATCAAGCGTCACGCGTGTGAGCTGACGTTGTGCTTCCAACATAGCATCCGTATCGCCGGCCTCATAAGCCTCACGGTACTTTCGCTCTGCCGCTTGCATCTCGTACTCAACGGTTTTCTTCGCTTGCTCCAACAGCGCAGCTTGGCCTTGAGACAGTGAGCCCTTGAGCTTCTTGTTCTCATCAGCAATAACTTGCGCAGCACGGATAGCTTCCTCGCGTTCGCGTTGTGCCGCTTCCTTGGCACGACGTTCTTCGTGGTAGCCCTTGGTGAAGTGCTGAATGCGCTTGCGTACACCGGCGTCGTACTGGTTGAGCTCGTCCTCGGTTAGTTCCTTGGGGGGCTCCGCCATTGGCGTACGGCCACGGTCTTCTTCAGGAGCGTCGTCAACGATCTCAATGTTATCGTCTTCCGCCTCCACGACCTTACCGCCTGCGCGTGGGTTCACTTCATCGCTGTCGGGGAATTCAAACTCTACTTTGTCCATAGGTCCTCCTTACGATGCACGCTTGATACCGCGGGGGTCTTGCACAACAGCTTCGACTGAATCGTCGTTGATGATGCGGAATTCCTTGCCGTGAATCTTGATACGAGTGCCAGTGTTGGGTCGAACCAACACAAAGTCACCTTGCTTACATGAGGGGCCCGATGGAAAGCGCTTCTCATCCTTGTATGCGTCTGGGCCAAGCTTGACCACAAACAGCACGGGGGAGAGCACTTCTTCAAAGTGCATGGTTTGGCTGGCTTTAACCAAACCGCTTTCGTATTCCTCTTCCGCGTCCGGTAGAACACATAGGAGGTGGAACGATACGGGATCAGGAATCTGCTTCGCTTTTTCTTCGGCGGGTTGATTCAAGATGCCGGACAGATCAACTGCCTGTACATCGAACTTAGTCGTCATTGTCGTAGTCCTTTAATTTACGCACGAGGTCGTTGATTTCTCGTTGTGCGGTCAACAGACCTCGGATAACTCCGCACAACTCTTTGTAGGCGGCGTAGTCTTTAGGTACGCCGTCTGCCAAACTCTCGACAAGTGATACGCGCTGCTCTTCAATTTTTGAATGCAGGTGTTCCAGTACTTTTCGTTCCATTAGTCTCCTTTGCTACCCGACGGTTTCGCAGTCGGTTTAGGTTGTTGACGCGCCAGCTCTGCAGCTTGTTCAGCAGCCCGTTGGGCGTGCTGCAGTTTCTGGGCGTGTGACATAGCAGTCTGATTCAGTTTCTGTGCATGAACCTGACCACCGTGGGCTAATTGTTGAGCGTGCTGTTGCTGGCCTTGGGCCATAGCTTGCTGTTGTTGCGCGGCCTGCAGTTGTGCTTGCTGTTGGGCAGCGGCCATCTCTTGTGCGTGTCGTTGAACCTGCATCTCCATCTCGAGGCGATGCTGTTCTGCCAACATAACAGGGTCTGGATTTTGGCTGCCTTGGGCTTGCGCCTTGAGCTCGACTTCGGCTTGCTTGAGCAACAAGTCGCCCTCGACCTTCTTGGCCTTGGTAGCGGAATCTTGTGCCTTGATCTCCAACTCTTTCATCTGCATCTGGATCATCGGATCCTGCAGTTGCTGTTGAGCTTGCTGCTGTGCAGCCTGACCCTTGCTTTGTGCGAGCACTTGCTGCGACGCTTGAGCCACGAGCTTGGACAACTGCACCTCGATGTCCTCTGGGATCTCTTCGTTTGGTGCTGGCAATGGCATGCCAAGTTGTTCCTCGATCTTGCGACGGTACTGGAACGCCAAGTGCTCACTGATGTGGGCCATGATCTCAGCCTGCATCTTCTGCGCTTGTGGGTTCTGGCCAATCTGCGCCATCAACAGCGGGTCCTGCATCATCGACGTGTGCACAGCGATGTGCGCATCGTGGTCTTGATACATAAACGCCTTGGTCGGCTTGCCATTCAAGAACGCCATGTTCTCAGACACAGGGTCGGATGGCTTCAAGTCTTCCTCAACAGGCACAAGCTTGTCAGCGTTCTTCACACCCAAGACCTCAATCATCTGACGGTGCAAGTGTGGCAAGTCATAGATCTGTGGTGCGCTCTGAGCCAGCTGAATAACAGCTTGGTACTGCATGATGCGCTGGGCCATCGTCGAACTGTTGGGATCGCTGACTGGGATGACCTCGACCATGTCGTAGTCGGATTGCTTGACCTGACGGTCGCCGCCTTCTGGATCGTATTCGTAGTCGGTGGGTGCGTAGTCGCGGATGATGTCGCGCAAGAGTTTGAATTCTTGCTTCATCGAGAAGTGCACGCGTGCCTGCACCGCAGACATTGTCTTGAGCTGACGCTCCAACAGGGCCAGTGTGGTACCTACCGGAGCATTCGCACTCATGTCACTGATGTTCATATCAGCGATTGAGCCCAAGCGACGACCTTCTTCGGTGATTTTGTCCAACAGTGCAGCCAGAACTTGTGAAGGTTCTTTGTATGGCAACGCCATGATGTTGTCTTTGATCGAGCCAGATGGCACGTCCACATCACGGAACTCGCCCGGTGCGATTGGTGTATCGTCACCCTTCACGCGCAAGCCGCGTGACTTCAGACCGCCGGGAAGATTCGAGAGAGTGCCTGCGTCAACAAGCTGTCGAATAAGAGAAGTACCTGCACGAGCGTAACCACCAATAAGGTGTATATAGCCAAAGCCGTAAGCGCCAAAGCCCGGGACATAATCGTATTGCACGAAGTGTTGTCGTTTGAGCTTCTTCTCATCTTCAGGGTTCCAGTTGCGGCGGATGGCCAACACTTTCTGTGTGCCGCGGTCAATCGTAATAACGTATGGCAACGCGATGCCATCTTCATCTTCGTAGCCGGGTAAGTCGTAGTCTGCGTGGATTTCTAGAATCTGGTAGCGCTCGTCGTCAGAGACGGAGTAGCCTTGCTCGTCGGCTTTCTTCTTCTCCACGTCCGACATGATCGCAGTGGGTTCGCCCAAGTCGCACTCACAATAGAACCCAGCAACCTGCAGTTTCTTAATGTCGTTCTTTGTCTTGCGCATCATGTGCGTGACACGTTCAGCCGTACGCACACCAGTGGAGCCGTAAGGAATGATCACATCTTCAGCGGGCAAGAAGATCGAAGTCTGGCGCCCCAAGCTTGGGTCGTAGTACACCTTCTTAAACGCCGTACCGATCAAGCCAAGGTTGAACAGCATGCGCTCGTGTTCAGGGCGGTACTCAGGCATCGCCTCAGTCAACTGGTAGTTCATATCAGCGCTTACGCGCTCGGCAGCTTCTTCTTTCAGTCGGTCGATGGCACCAACGATCTCAGTTTTGACCGGGCCAGCCGCAGGGAAAGTCTCAATAATCGTCTCACTTTGGAAACGTACAGCCGCTTCGGTAAGGAGAGTCGAGAAGACACCACACGCGCCATTCCAAGGTTCTGTGCGTTCTTCATACTTCATGCCTAATACTTCTAGGCCTTTGACATACATCTCGACCCAGTCTTTGCGACTGGCGATGTCGCCGTCGATGTACTCCATCAGGTCGCTGGCAACTAACTGCAGCTCTCCGTCGTCCATGTCCTCTGCCAAGTTGGCATTAAACTCGCCGCCCTTTTCTTCCTCGGGCATCAGCGTGATCTCCATGGAGCCGTCGCTAAGCGTAACAGCATCTGGGTTCTCAATGTCAATCTCCATGCCGTCCTCTTCTGGAGCGTCCATGCTATCCAAACCCAATGGTGCTGCGTACAGGCTTTTTTCCATATCCAATCCTTAGTAGTAAGACGCACGTTTGGGCGCCACATACTCGTCATTATCCTCGTAGTCTGTGCTCAAGCGCAACAGCCCACCTTTCCTCACGCGCATGAGCGCGAGGGTCATAGTGTCTACCTCGTCATCGTGTTCGCCGGCCGGGAACGCCAATATCTCTTCCACAGTCGCCGACGCCCACGCATTTTCTGGGAACCATACCTGTCCGCTGGCGAACATATCGCTGACCGCGTTCAGACGTGCAATCTTATCCTGCCCCTTGCCCGGGCTGAAGTCCTGCACAAATATACCGCTGCGTCGCATCTCGTCAATGAGCGGCTGGCCACTGGCCTTGGCTTCCACGACCACTGAATCTGGCTGCCAGTCTTCGTACTGCTCGTGCGCCATCTTTTTAAGCTCGGGGAACTCATATTTACCCTTGACTCGGTTCAACAAGATCACGTTATCCGTGGCAGGGGCGGTTGGGTTGGCCTTGTGCTTGAACACGCCCCACGTATGGCACACGGAAAAGTCCGAACGCTCCTTAGTTGTGAGCGCCGTATCAAATGCTTGCACAATAAACTCGATATGCGGGGGTTCATCCTTCTCCCACCACTTGATCCAGTCTCTTTTGATGATGGCAGCCTCTGCCGCGGTCGGATTTTGCTGGTATTGCGCATACCACTGCCACATGATGTGGTGCATGGACGCCCGAGTCTGTTGGAGGGACTCCAATGACCACTGTTCTGGCCAAATTGACTTCTCGTTCTCGGTGTTTTCGTTCAAAATCGCCGGAAATTCAAAGGCTTCGTACTTATCGCCGCCTTCATTCATCGCTGAGTCCTTCAGCAGACGCCCAATCAGGTCGCGCTGGTGCCAACGAGTGTGCAAAACGCAGATTTTGCCGTTAGGCATGAGACGAGTACGCAAACCAGCACTGAACCACTCGTATGCAGTGTCCAAAGAGGTCGTATTTCCTGCCTTAATGTCCTGTTCGGACAGCGGATCGTCGGCAATGATGAGGTGTGCACCCCGTCCGGCCAGCGCACCACCCACACCAATCGCAAAATACTCGCCACCCTTGGTCGTATTCCACTGCGCAGCAGCTTTCGCGTCCGCTGCAATGGCTGTTTCCGGGAAAATCTTGCGATATTCGGGCGTATTGATGAGGTTTCGCACCTTGCGGGCCATCACAACAGCCAAGTCAGCCGTGTGTGAGGCAACAATTACCTTGTGGTCCGGGTGTTTTCCCAGATACCAAGCAGGGTAGTAGATCGAAATCATCTGGGACTTGCCCATACGAGGCGCCATGGACACGGCAATACGGTTCTTTATATCTTTCTCAACGTCCATGAGCAGGCTGCCCAAGCGTTTGAGGTGCAAACCAAACTTGTAGTTCGGATCTACGGCCGCGATGAACGACAGAAAGTCGTCCTGACACAACTGCATCCGCTTCCTAGCTTCCAGCTCATCGAACATGGCAATCAAATCTGCTGCTTCGTCGGCCGGCATGTTCTTGATGATTTTCTCGACCATGGTTTTGTCGAGGGTGTCTGGGATTTTCATGACGGAGTCTTTGTGTATTTAATCCGCAGTAGGACCTAGTACGTCAGTTATATCTAACGGAGCTGCCGGCATTTTGCGCGGTGCCTCGGTGACTTCTCCCTCGATTACTTTGGTCAGGCGTTCCCGCAGCATTTGCTCCAGCTCTTCGGTCGGCCGGTGGCGCATCGTAATTTCGGTCTTGTCGGTGAACAATCCAACGTCGCTGATCTTGCCCAACATCTCTAACGACTTGATCCGGATGCGGGGATCGGCGTTTTCTGATTCAAGGATCAGCTTGTTGGTTACGTAGGTCCGGAGCTGGGCGGCGCTTTTCACGACTGTCTTGTCGTATTCGTTCAAGATGGCAGCAAGGTGGGAGACCACCCCGGGCCGGGACAGCAATTCGTCCGTGGCATTTCGCTCGCCCGTGAAGACTGCCCGCGATGCTTCGCGTTCTTCCTCTGTCGGCATCTGCACGTTGCCGATTTCAACCAAAGCGTTATAGGCAGCGAATACCCGCTCCTCCAAGTTTATGAAGGTCGGGGTGAACTCCGCATAGGGAATGTCGTAATTGATGACCGGCGTGTACAAGTGGAATCGCAACCTGTAGTTAAGTGTGGCGGAGTATATAGTAAAAAATTTGGGTGTGTGTTTTATTTTTGATGGGGGCTGT